TTAATGGACAGGATGGACATTTTGGACGGTGTATATGTGGATAAGCGTTAAGGAACTGGCTGAGAAGCGTGGGGTGAGTGAACGGGCTGTTCGGAAGATGATCAACCAGGGAAGGTATCCTGCCAGGAAGAATGAAAAGACTGGTGGGGGAAAATACAAGTGGGAAGTGTGGCTGCCGGAAATTAACTCTAAAGATAATAAATTAGCACCTAAAATTGCGGAACCAGAAATTGCGGAACCAAAAGTTCCGGAACCTGAACCAAACAAAGTAAACAAAACATTACATAGCGAAGAAAAGATAGCGGAACCAAAAATTAACTCTGTAGTTAATAAATCAGAAGAGGGGGGAATGGTGTCATTAGGCGAGGCAATAGACGGACGTATGATAGATGATAACATCAACATTGGTGACGAGTCAGAAAAAGAAGACGAAAAGCCCGGAACAAGCAAGGCTTTACCGGGCAGGCAGGAGCTATCCGCTGCCGGGGAAGATAATACGGAGCTCCTGGGCGGATTTAGTGATGCGGCATTTAGGGGATTTGTGCGAGATCTGGATGGGCGTGAGCAGATGATAGAGTATTATCTGAGTTTAGGTAAGGGAGAGCGGAGCGAATTTATCAGCCATGTAACGCGTTTTGTGGCGCGAGGCACCTTTTTCAGGTGGTTGAAGAAATATAGGGAGAATGGCACGATAGCCGCTAAGGAGCGGAGTGATAAGGGTGAGAAGCGTAAGGAACTTCCTGACGAGGTATGCGATGTGGTGAGAGCATTTTTGATATCGAGTCCACAGTGGAGCGTATCAGAGGCGATTCGTAAGACGCGATTGATAGCAGAGCGAGGTAATATCATAGATGATAATGGTGAGGTGATAGACGAGATCAGCGATTATCTGGTTCGTCGGTGGGTGAAGCGGCGACCAATCCATGACATGTGGTTTAACCGGTGGTATAGCAAGAGCAACCGGGGACTTTATGCCAGTGTGATGCACAGCCGGGGTATTAATCCGCCTAATACGGTCTGGATGGTAGATGATCATGACCAGGATGTGCTTGTGTGGGCGAAGGATAAAGACGGAAAGATGCGTCAGGTGCGACCTAAGGCTATCAGGGTGATAGACCCGGAGACGAATATGATCATGGGTAGCAAGCTGACGGATGAGCATTATGGTGCCACAGAGATCAAGGAAGCGATTTTGGATGGAATTATTAAGCACCGGATGATCCCGGAGCAGATATATTTGGAGTGCGATAAGCGGATGCGCGAGAAAGGAATCCGGCAGGGACTGGAATTTATGGGAGTGAAGATCATAGGAACGCCGTATAATCCGACGGCAAAGAGCAATGTGGAGCGTAGCTTTGGCAATGACCGTATGGAGCTGGACTGCCATTTTGACAGCTATATCAATAACAATGTGGTGAACCGACCTGATGATGCAGAGAACCGGGTACGGGTTGATTATGATGAATATGCAGAGCAGTATATGCAGTATGTGGAGCGGTGGAATAATGAGCGGTTATCTATCTACAGAGGCAAGAAGAAGATGACTCCTGTGGCTATGTGGAATCAGTGGATAGAGAAGGGTTGGAAGCCGACGCGGATCAGCGGGGATGTGATCCGGCATTTGCCTTACTGGTTTGGCAAGGTGGAAGAGCGGGTAGTGAATGGCGGAATGGTGCGGTTTACTATCGATGGCGAGCAGTTCTTTTATATAGGAGACTGTTTACTGGGACTGCCAAATGGATTTCCGGTGGAGATACGGCGGAATTTTATGGATATGCAGACGGGTTATGTGTATTGCGAGGGCAAGCGGATAGGCACCTGCGAGATAGTGGAGAAGCTGGGCTATGGCTTTGATGAATACAGTAATCAAAAAGTGGTGGAGATGATAGCCAAATACCGCAATAAGAGAGCGAAATTATTGAAGGTATCAGCAGATGAGATGCCCTTCATCGAGAGCTGGATAGCGATAGCAGAGAAATATCAGAAAGAGAAGCATGGTGGCGAGAAGATGCTGATTCCTACGGCAGTGGTGAAATTTCTTCATGAACAGACGGGCAGTGCTTTGGAAGCAGTGGAGAAGGCACAGAAGCGGGAGATCAAGGAGCTGGAACTGGATAAGGGCATCCGGGCAGAAGGGGCAACTGATGAGGAAATCCGGAAGATGATAGCGGAATTAGGGTGACCCCTCAATTAAAAATTGAAAATTGAAAATTGAAAATTAAGAAAAAAGAGGGCTACGAGCTGGAGCTCGTAGTTCCCAGGATAGAATAACAAGGAGGTTAGTATGGATTTGCAAGAGATTGCAAGCGAGTGGAAAGAAGAAGTGAAGGATCTGTATGCCGGTCTTCAGAATCTGGAGAGCCAGAGGCAGGAAGTGGCGCAGCAGATAAAGAACAGTGAACTTGGTAGAAGGCGCAATGATCTGACGTCACGTATCAGAAAGCTGAAGAAGATGATCGACCAGCGGCGCTTTGAGCTGAGTGGATTAGAGAAAGCGTTGAACAGGGCATCATCAAAAGTTAGTGGCAGGATCCGCAAGATCGGCTAAAGGAGAATTTATATGAAATGCAAGCGATGTGGCGGAAGATTGCGGGTAGTGCGAACGGTGAATTTGCCAGGCGGAGTGATGCGAGAGCGGGTATGTGAAAAGTGTGGAACAGTGGTGAAGACCTTTGAAGCTAACTGCCAGCGGAGGAAAGGTGTCAACTAAGATCAGCCGGACGCAGGCGATAGGGCTTGTGTGGCAGGAATCAATGCGCCGGGGCTGGGATGCGCAGGAGCTTCATGACAATTTGAAGAGCTTGCAGCCGGCAATTCGGTGGAGCAGTTTGTCCCGCTCTGGCGGTTATGATCTCTCTGTGATCCTGCGGAGGTTATTTGGCATCAAGGTATATGTGGAAGACCCGGCAAATATCCGCTACATCCTGCATTTGTGCAAAAACGGTAAAGCAAAGCAGAAGCTGAAAGGCTTATTGAAACATTGGAAAAAAGACAGCATTTACCAGTTGAAGAACAGGCAACTGGGATTTGTGATCAAGTTTATAACTACGGGTGATCCGGGACTGGGAACTCGGAACTCGTGAAAGACTACGACGGGGACGTCGTAGTTCCCAGGTGAATAAAGACAAAAGGAGCTATTATGGCAAAAGAAGTAAGAGAAGGCAGGACAGTTTATTGGGTGGATGCAGAAGGCATGAACGTACCCAGAAAGTATATTCCGGAGCATGACCGGCTTCGGGATGAGATGGTGACGGAAGTATTTGAAGATGTGCAGAAGCTGCACAAAGAGCTGGAGAATTTGAAGGAAACTATCAGAGAGAAGACGAGTGCATACCTGGATAAGGTAGCAGATAAGTATGGCGAGAAATGGCAGGGCAATGCGCAGCTCTTGGACTTTAGCGGAGAGCGGAGCATTGAGATCAAGATATCAAAGAACATCGAATTTGATGAGAGGCTGCAGATTGCCAAGCAGAAGATCGATAACTATATAAAGGAACTGGTTAAGAACTCCGGGCGTGATCTGGTGCTGCTGGTGAATAGAGCCTTTAGAGTGGATAATAAGGGCAAGGTGGATGTGCGTCAGATATTGGGACTAAAGCAGATAGCAATAGATAATCCTGACTGGCAGGAAGCTATGCAATTGATAGACGATGCCATTAAGGTGACCAATACCCGCAAGTATTTCAATTTCCGGCAGCGGAATGAGAATGGCGAGTGGGAGACGGTGACGCTGAATTTTAGTGCAATCTAACTTAGTGGCTGGTGTATAGTGATTAGTGAATGGTGGAATGTAAGATACGAAAAGCTGGAGCTTTCCGCTCCCGGGGAAGGGAAGACTACGACGAGGACGTCGCAGCTCCCAGGGGGATGTAAATGAATGCAAAGCAATTGGCGGCGCTGGTGAAGATAGCTAAGATGCGGGGAGCAAACGGGCTCTCTGATGCAGACCAGCGCCGGCTTTATGCAGAAGCAGGCGGAGATGGATTTGCCAGGATATGCGACGATATCCTGGCAGATGATCCCGGGATAGCTGCCATGTATAAAGAGATGATGAAAGACTGGAAGGTGAGTGATAAATCTGCACTTAACCCCTATGACCAGTTTAAGTTTTCCTCGCAGACAGCGTGGTTTAGGAGCGTGACAAAAGATAACCTTTCGCAGATGCAGGCAGCCGGCGTGCAGAGCGTGCAGATAGTGGCGTATCTGGATGATCGCACCAGCGAGATCTGCCGGCAGATGCACGGGCGGATATTTCCGATAGAGGGCTATACAGACAGCCAGATGCAAAACCAGCTCACACCGCCGGCAGAGCAGATGCATGCCAGCTATGGCAAGCCCACCAGTGAGATAGGCACCATGCTGCCGCCGTATCACTATAACTGTCGGACTACTTTTGTGCCCTTTAGTTCGCCGGATAATCTGCAGGATGAGGTGAAGAATACGCTGTATAACAATGAGCAGATAGACAGAAAGCAGGCAGAGGAGCTATTGAAGCAGGCTGCTATGGCAAAATGGAGTAATTCGGCAAGGATGCGTGATCATGCACAGCGGCATGGCAGGGAAGAACTGGGACTGAGCATGAGCGGATATAATAACCTGATGATGGATAATATCAAAAAAGCAGGGCGTGATCTAATATTCGTGATAGACGGCAGCAGCCAGAATCTGCAGTTGTGGAGCTCGCGCTACAGCCGCACCAGTGCCGGCGATGACTACTATCTGCTTTCTTTGGTTGACGTATCTAACGGGAATCTGATTACCTGCTTTGAACTGAAGGAAAAGAAGCTGGATAAGATGCTGCAAAAGGCATTGCGCAGCAGCAAAGTATATAAAGGAAGCAGTATTATGAAATCTGATGAGAAAGTTTTTGAGTGGGGCGATGTGCCGGAAGATATTGGCAAAGCTATAAGCATATATCGGGATTTCTTTTTTAGCATGCTTTATGAACAGATTGAGGTGCAACTGGATATGCAGAACCGATATGGGCTGCATCTGGCGGAAATGCAGGGACTGCTGAGTGATGAACAACTGGAGACTATAACTGAGCTGGATAAGAAATATATAATGAACTATCGCAAGGGGAAGTACAAGTCTGACTACTGGCTGCAGATTGACGAGATGGCGGAGTTTTTTGACTGGCTGAGTGGGCAGATTGAGGAATGATGAAGACGAAAAGCTGGAGCTTTCCGCTCCCAGGGTAAAGAAATGCTTGACAGCTTCTGCGGGATTTGGCGTATTTGATGGCGTCAATACAAAGGGAGTTGAAAAGCTGACTCTGACAGCTTTTTTGTGTTTGTATAACTAAGTATTATATGAGCCGAGACTTCCAATGGCGTGAGCGTTGGACGCTTCCGTGTAAGCGATGCAAGTCTCGGCTCTCTGCATATAAACACGGAGGTAATGATGGAAAGGAATTTAACCATCAACGGACAGACTTTGCCGGTTCGGGAATATCAAGGGCAGAGAGTAGTGACTATTAAGGACATATCCCGGGTACACAATCAAAAAGAAAATCACATTGCACGTAACTTTCAAAACAACAGGAAACATTTCATTAAGGATGTAGATTATTACAACATAGTGGGTAAAAAGCCTTGCGAAAATATTTCGTTAGGCTCTAACATCACTCAAATCAACGTCTTCACGGAGTCTGGTTATTTGATGCTTGTTAAGAGTTTGACGGATGACATGAGCTGGCAGGTGCAGCGAGAGCTGGTGAACGGTTATTTTCGTAAGCGAGAGGAGGGGTCAAAACTGCGATTTGAGGACGTTTTGCAGTTTTTGCCTAAGATGGTACAGCAGGTGGTGAGATATCGCACTGAGCATGCTCTGACGCAGCGAGAGACGGGGAAGATTTTGGGAATAAGCCGGGAAGCAGTGCATGTGGTGGAAAAGGAACTGAGGAAGCTGGGTTATGAGCCGCCGCATTATGGTGGGCACAGGCAGGCAGTGGGAACGCAACTATTGCTAAACTTTGGAGGCGATGATGGAACTAATTGAGATCATCGGGAGGCTGGAGGTATTGCAGAGTGCGTTTGCGGAGTATAAGGATATGCAATTGAAGAGTGATGCCGGTACGGAAAGCAGCGGTTATATTATGATGATCTTGGTGGATGAATATAACAGCGCCATGCAGCAGCTATTTGCGGCATCCGGATTAAGCACATAGCAGACATTTTATTGATATATAGAGCCCGGTGAGAGAGCCGGGCATTTTTTTGTGTCAGATTGAGGTCATGAAGATAGAAAATTGTTGACAGGAAAATGGCAATGCAGTTAGTAAATATTAATAAATGGAGTTAGATATGAGTGAAGAATTAGAAGTTGTATTTAATTATGAAGATTATGAGCTATCGGTTAATAGCAATGGCGATCAGTATTGGTATGCCAGTGATTTTATGTACCATTTAGGGTATGATAATCTTGTAAAATTTAAAAAAGCTATCGACCGCGCTATCAAGGCAATGATCAGCCTTAACATCCCTTATGAGGATAATGTCATATTTTTAAAGCGAGATGGGAAGAAAGACTATAGGTTAACCAGATTTGCTTGTTATATGACAGCTATGAATGCTGATCCGAGGAAGAGAGAGGTTGCTGAGGCACAGGTTTATTTTGCAACTATGACTCGGAGCTTTGAGAGATATCAGGAATGCAGTAATGATATTGAGCGAGTGCGTATACGAGAAGAGCTGAAAGAAGATAATAAGCTATTGTCTTCTACAGCCAAACAGCATGGAGTAACAGATTATGCAAAATTCACAAATGCCGGTTATCTGGGTATGTATAATATGTATAACTGGCAGTTAGCCAAAAGAAGAGGTATTTCCAAGGGGAAGCTGCTGGATCATATGGGCAGGGCGGAACTGGTTGCAAACCAGTTTAGGACAGTGATGACGGAGGAAAAAATCAAGTCTGATAACGTGCAGGGGCAGGCAAGATTGGAAGCAGTTCACAAGCAAGTGGGTAAAGAAGTGAGAGATATGGTGATAAATAATACAGGCAAAACACCTGAGCATCTGGCAGTTGAAGAGCATATTAAAGAGCCTAAAAAAAGAATAAGGTCTGATAAAAAGAAGCTGAAGCAACTTGAAGAGAATTAAGAGATAATAAATTAAGAGATATACAGCCCGGAAAGTATCCGGGCTTTTTCATTTTTACCTAAGTAATAGTATTAGCTCCAAGAATTCTACGACGAGGACGTCGTAGCTCCCAGAGCCATCTGGATGGCAAGTTTAAGGAATGGCGTGGGTTTGCGACCTTTCTTTTTCATAGCGATAGCCACAGCCCAGGCGATGTTATTTATGGCTCTGGTTTCCAGATCACCTTTTTTTATTTTGGCAGCGCGTGGTTTGCCTTTATTTGATGCTTTTGCCTCATTCCAGGCAGCAGATAAGCTGGAGCGGTGGAGTCCTTTTTTTCGCACCCACTCGCGGATAGGATCAAGGGGTGGCATGTGGGGCTTGATGCCTTCGTGGATGTATTTGGCATACTTCATATCACCGGCATCTGCCACATATACCAGGATGTGAGGATCATCAGAATCTAATTTTACTTTTGCCTGGATGCTGCGTCGCAATTTGCCGGTATATACGAGCTTTTCTTTGTCTATGATGCGTATGGCATTAGTGCGGATATCGAGCGCAATGCGGTTTAATACAGGCAGGATGATTGCTTTGATCTCTTCGGTTAATTCACTTACTTCCATGATCTAATCTACGACGAGGACGTCGCATCTCCCGGGATGTCTATGCCAAAGGGGTAGTCTGTATTTACTATATTTTCTATGACCTTAAGAGCGTGGTTGTAGTAAAACGCCTGGCGTCTTTCCACATCAGAATCTGAGATCAGCTTTTGGGCATTATCGCCGAATCCGATGTCTTTGGTGATGCCTTTATCACCGGAGATAGTGGTGAGATGCGGTATCAGGAAATAGGCAGAGAGGTATTTGAGTGCAGAGAGATGATCTTCATTTGTTTCGTCGGGCGTGATATTTTTGCGGATAAGCTCACGGTTGGCTTCTGATATAGCAGCATTAATGAGTGCGTCTGCTACTCCGCTATCGAGATTCATAAAATCTCTGATTGTTTGTGGTAACATATTTGCTCCTTTTGTCGCCGTGATCGGTGACTGGTGACTGGTAAGACGAAAAGCTGGAGCTTTCCGCTCCCAGGGTAGCTGCCGGTTTATGGAATATTAATATTTTCAAATACCAGGGAAAATTTGGTGGCGAGGTATTCTGAGGCGTTGATGATTAGCCTGATGGTTTCCATTGAGATAATGCTTCTGGCATCATAGTTTTGGAGAGCAGCCAGCAGGATCATGGCTTTTGTCTGGTGTTCTGCTGTAGCTTTTGTGGTATAATAGATATTGATAGCTGCTGAGTATTCATTTAGCCGGGCAGTGATAGTTCTCTTTTTATCGATTTTTTCCAGTTCATAGAGGCATTTGCCGTTATAATCTGCGATAGAATCATCGATATCCGTGAGAGGTAGAGATAGTGCAGCTTGCGTAATGCCGCTTATTTCGGTGAAATATGGTTTTGCCATTTTTGCTCCTTATTAAATATCGAAAAGCTGGAGCTTTCCGTTCCCAGGGCAGTTCCCTGGTTATACCCTCCTGAGAAGATTATCCAGATCACTCTGCTGCTGGGTGTATTCAATGGGTGTGAGCGTGAAATCTGCGTTATCAGGGAAGATGTGGTGCAGTTTATTCATTTCTTCCAGAAGACCGGAGAATATTTTTTGTTTGGGTGAGATGATGCACTTATTAAAGATGTCCATTTGCCCGGCAGTTTCACCGGAGCCACCCAATTGGGACTGGTTAACGATTGATATGAGGCGTGGCGGCACGCCGTGGCAGGCGATGATATCTGTGATGCACTGCTTCATAAGCTCCATAAAGCTGGCGTCTTTGCGGTCTGTTTGCAGCTTTTCAAATTTCACATTCATGCCGTCCCGCACAGGGAGATACAGCACTTTGTGAGCATTTTCGTAGCCGGCAAATTTTTGCCTGAAAAAGCTTTGGATATTATAGAGCGCATTACCGGCAATCTCTCCACCTTCCACTACAATAGCCATATCCGGGATAGCATTATTAGCAAAGAACTGTTCGTTGTAGCGGATGATCTTGTGATATAGCCTCATAACCGGCAATATGGGCAGGTATCCGGGAGCACCATAGATGGTGGAAAGTGGCGAGGCATACTTGAAGTGAAAGATATTTTCCGGGAGAAAATCCACAGTATCGGTATTCACCTGCTGGCGGTAGCCTTTATAGGTTTTGGTCATGGTTTGAGCTGGGATATGAAAGATCTGAGTGGGGCTGGCAACAATCTCCCAGAAGGCATTGCCATAGATTTCCAGATCACGAATGGTTTTGTGCAGCAGCATATAGGCGCTATCCTGCGGCGTGATGGATTCCAAAATAGTCATCAATGTTTCCGGCAGCCCTTCGCCTAAGATGTTCATAGCTTTGATATCTATGCACTGATTATGATAGGGATTGCCGATGTATTTGAGGGTGAGCTCGCCTATTTCAAAAGGATATTGATATGTGCCGGCAGCCGAGCCGTCTAAGTCTTTTGACTTTTTATCTGCCTTTGAGATGAATACTTTGGCTGATTTAATGAGGTTCATTTTTTGCTCCTTCGTCGCCGTGACTGGTGACTTGTGACTGGAAGAATCGGAAAGCTGGAGCTTTCCGTTCCCAGGGGAATACTACGACGAGGACGTCGCAGCTCCCGGGTTTAGAATATTCTAACATTTTCAATTTTCCTGGAATTAGCGGCGAGATCGCAGAGCATGGCAAGAGCCCAGAACTTATCGCCGTGGTGGTCATTTGCTTCGGCATTATAGGAGAAGATATTAGTGCGGTTTGCCGAGCGCTTTATGGATAGGATATGG